TGCCGTCGATCTTGCTCGCGCTTTTCTTCTTGCTGGGCTTGATGTCCTCGTTCACGTTGCGCTCGGCCACCGCATTCTGAGCCTGCCACTTCATGATCGGACTGTTGCCGTGTCCCCACTTTAGGGGTCGCCCTGGGCCCTGGTTGCAGTAAATCAAATGGAGAAACGATATGAAGCGAGGCCCGAAGCCTACTAAGACCGAAGACCTGCACTCGTGGCGCGCAAAGTCCGAGGCGCGGCGAAATGAAATACAGGTGGCGAAACCGAAGAAGGCGCCCGCGTGCCCCAAGTGGCTGAAGGGGAAGGCGCGGATCTACTGGCGGGATTTGCACAAGGCGATGCACGACTCTGGGCTGCTGACCGGTATTGACGTGATGCCGTTTTCCCTTGTGTGCCAACTCGCGGCGGACGCTGAGATGCTGGCGGAGCAGGTTGGCGAGAAGACGCTGGTGACGTGGGTGTGTGGTGACAGCGTGAGCGAACGTCTTGACCCGCGAATCAAGGCGCGCCTGGAGACGATCAAGCAATTGAGATCGTTGTGTAATGACTTCGGCATGACGCCGACCAGCCGTATCGGACTGCCTACGCCCAAGGAAAAAGACGGCAAGGTAATCGATAGTGCCAACAGGTTTCCGAAGGGTTGAGTGAGCTTCTTGAAATCATTCGGCAGGTGCCGGGCGGGTATGACCCGTTTCGTGATGCTGGTGATGAGTATGTTTTTGACGAGGCGCGGGCCCTGGACGCGCTTGGATTTGTGGTGGACTACATCGTCCACATCGAAGGTGAAGGGCTGGAGGGAACGCCCTACCTGCTGGAGCCTCACGAGGTTTGCATTGTCGCGAACCTGTTTGGATGGATAGACCCGGTGACCGGGTTCCGTCGCTACAAGGAGCTGTTTTACTACGTGCCTCGGAAGAATTCAAAGACCACATTGGCGGCCGCTATCGCAGCCATCGTGCTGTTCACGGACCTCGCGTGGCGGATGCAGATGTACTCCTGCGGTGCGGACCTTGACCAGGCGGCGGTTGCCTACGACATTCTGTGCGCCCAGATCGATGCGAGCCCCGAGTTGTCTGAGCGCGTGCGGGTGTTTGGCAACCGGCAGGGCATCGTGCTCCTGGCGGACGGGAGCAAGTTTCGTCCCCTGAGCTCGAAGGCGAAGAGCAAGCACGGGAAGAATACCCACTTCGTTTTGTACGACGAGATCCACGCGTACCCCAACGGCGAACTGATTGAAGCGATCAGCACCTCGATGGCGACACGTCGGCAGGGCCTTGAGGTGTACACGACGACGGCCGACCACGAAGGGGAATCAATCTGCAATGAGAAGTACGAAGAGGCGTGTATGGTGCGTGACGGCATCAACCCTGATCCATGCCTGCTGCCCTTCATTTACGAGGTGCCGCCCCAGGTCATCAAAGAGGATCCTGACTACTGGACCAAGGAAGAATGGTGGCGGCACTGCAATCCGCTGTACGGCAAGAGCGTGCAGAAGTCCTATTTCCGGCGCCTGGTGGAGAAGGCGAAGCGGAATCCCCACCTGAAAAACAGCTTTCTCCGGCTACATATGAACGTCCGGACCAGTTCAACCGAGCGGATGATCGACGCGGAGAAGTGGGCGCTTAACGACGGGGACTACCATCGCGACGAATTCAGGGGTCAGGTGGCCGTGGGTTGCGCCATTGACCTGGGCATGACCTCCGATATGTGCTCTTTGTGCCTGCTCTACGGCAACAGTACCGAGGGATTTAGGGCAATCTGGTGGCACTGGATTCCGCGCAAGGCGGCGATGGACTACCAGGAGACGAAGCAGATCCCCTACGAATTGTGGGAGCAAGACGGCTGGGTAACTATCACCGAGGGTGATGAGATTGATTACGACCAGATCCGCGACGATCTGATCGCCATCAACGAGGAATGGCCCATCACCGAGCTTGCTGTTGACCGGCTCTTCCAGGGCGCGCAGTTGTGCCAGCAGCTTGCCAAGTTGAAGTGGAAGATCGTCGAGTTCGGCCAGGGCTACTACAGCATGGCGGCGCCCACGGCAACCTTCCTCGGCTTCGTGAACCGTGGCAAGTGGGGACACGGCAACAGTCCGATCATGAAGTGGCAGGCTCAGAATGCGGTGGCCGAGCGCAACGTGAACGAGGACATCAAGCCCAGCAAGAAGAAAAGCGCGAGCAAGATCGACGGCATTGTGACGGGGGTGATGGCCACGGGCATGGCTGTCCGCGAGGATGTGGAAGAGGGGCACGCCTACGAAGAACGCGGGATGCGCACGTTGACCAGTAAGGTTCGTCGCATAGATAGACAGACTCGCGGCAACGACAGCCTGCAGACCTTCAAGATCACGCGCAAAGAACTGAACGAAATCGAAGCGGCCGACCACTGGGACAGCGCGTTGCGCGTGGTGTTTCGTCGGTACGGCTTTGACGTAGAAGACCATAGAATCAACCCGGGTGCCCCGTGTGAGTTCACTGCATGGCCGTTGACAGAGAGTTAAACCGAAAAAGGAAAGAGGAACATGAACAAGCAAAAATACGATATATACCAACATATGTCACTCGTTGAAGGGCGCCAACTGTTGCGCCTGTACAGAACTGACAAAAATATAAGAAAGGCACTTGAGGGCAAGGGGGATGGTGGGCAGAGAGTCTTGGAAGCATTCAACCATGGCGATCCATTTTGGGCAGCCTACTGCGCTCCCGCAGACACGGAATACAACAATCCGGTCGAGACCTATAGGACGGAATGGTTGCATGCCCATGCTGGCGGAACAACCCTTTTCCCTGAGGCAAAAGATTTGGTGGCGGGGCTATGTCGCTCTAAGTTCTCGATTCAAGGAAGCGATGTTCGGATGCGCTGGAATATATTTTCAGTGGCGGTACCAAGGGGGACTGTTGTTGATGGAATCACAATAAGGCCATTTCTTTTCTATAGGTTCAGTTCACATGAGCACGCCAGAAAACTTATGGATATGCACAAGAGTTCGCCAATTCGCTTTGCGACAAACGTTTCTCCTGGTGAAAACATGGAGTGCGCAGCGCTTTGCTACCAAGACGACACGGGCACTTGGGTCAGGGGTGTGGTTGAGTGGGAAACTTACATGAGCCTGATGGACCTTCCTGAAAAAGAGTTTGCACAACAGGCCAGACTTGCAGGGCAAATAACTGATGCCCTAATGAGAACCCACATGCGACTGGCGGCATCTATGCTCGTATTCATTCAGTCGTTTCCTGGTCGGGTTCGCGCAGGACTGCCAGAGGGGATATGTATGGCGTCACTCAATGCTGACCTGAAGCACGGAACTCCAGGGAAGCGGGTAATACCAATAGTTGTTGAGCACCCGATAGACCCTATAACAAACAAGCCGATTCAATTGGTACGTGGTCACTTCATGCTTTTGAAGCACGAACGCTACACGAAAACCAACGGCGGAGAACCGCGAATGGTATGGCGATGCGCACACGAACGCGGCGGCCCGATGGACCCATACACGCTCACTAAGAAAAGCGCCTGAAGGAGATGCCCAATGAACTGTCCGAAATGCGAGAGCCCGCGAACGATGGTGGACGGCACGCGTCATATTCAGCCCGACGATGGGCCCCAGCAGACGATCCGGTTGCGTCGTTGTTTGCGGTGTCGGTTCCGTTTTCGGACGGTGGAAGAATGGATTCCGGGGCAGATGCCGTGGAGGGAGGGGAGAAGGATGAAAGATGAGGGGTAAAGGATGAAGGTTGAAGGATGAAGGATGAAGGCAACAGCGCGAAGGCGCAGAGGAGAATGATTATGAAACGGATTGCTGGACTTTTGTTTCTGGTGGTGGTTGGTTCGTTGTCGATGGGGGTGATCTCCCGGTATGACATTGCGTTGACGGCGAACCCGTGGATGTATGGGAAGTTTACCCAGTATCGGAATTTTGCGGCCGAGGAATGGCGGGCGGATACGCCGGAGCGGACGGACGGTGCGAAGTGGAAGATCATCGGTGAGTACAACGGCAACCATCAGTTTGTGTGGTACTACGATGGGGCGTTCCGTGGGGCCTCGGGTGGGAAGTGGAGCAAGCCGACGCGATGGGCTTACCTGCGGGTGCAGGAGGAGAAGTGGGACGGTGGGTCCTGGGTGATGCCCGATGGCACGGGGCCCACGGACACGGACACGGTAGTGGTGTCGGTCGGTGACATCGACGGGATTATGCGGCTGGCGATGAGCAAGCACACGGTGAAACAGATCATGGACGCGATGGACAAGAACAAAGGGCTGGAGCCTCCCGGCGCGCCTGAAAAATAGTTGGCCCAGATATGGGCCAAGTGGAAAACCGATGATAGCTTAAACCCTGTGGCATGAGGCCATGGGGTTTTTGCTTTGTTCGGTTTTCTGCGAAAGAGCGCCAAGCCGGTGACTATCACCCGGTCGGACCAGCTTGCGAAGCGCCTCCGCGAGGAGAGTGCGGGGTCGGCTGCTGGCGTGAATGTCACGGCCGTTCGTGCGATGCAGCAGGCGACGGTGTACGCCTGTGTGAAGGTGCGTTCTGAAACCTTCGCCCAGTTGAGTCCCGTGGTCTACGAGCGCACGCCAGAGGGCAAGCGACGGGCCGACGATCACTGGCTGGCCAAGTTGCTTCGGGTGAACCCGGGCGACGGCGTGACCCCCTTCGAGTTTCATGAAACCCTGTCGGCTGAACTTGACCTGCACGGTGACCACTACAAGTATGTCGTCTGGAAGGGGAAGGAAGTCGAGCAGTTTATTCACATCCCCCCGGGTGAGGTCACGGTAGAGCGGGACAAGGCCACCCGCGAGGTGCGCTACAAGGTGCCGGGCATGAGCGTGCCGGGCAAAGAGTACTTCACCCGGCGCGACATCCTGCACGTGCGCGACCTGAGCCTGAACGGCTTGACCGGCATGAGCAAGGTGAGCCAGTGCCGGAACTCTATCGGGCTGCAGATAGCTTGTGAAGAGCATGGCGGGAACGTCTTCAAGAATGGCGCATCCCCCAACGCCACCATGGAATTCCCCCACGAGCTCACGGACCCCCAGCACAAGCGGCTGCAAAAGGACCTGGACGAAAACTGGAACGGCAAAAAGTCGGGCCGGACCATGATCCTTGAGAGCGGTGGCAAGCTGGTTCCCTTTGCCATGCCGTTGAAAGATGCCCAGTTTCTTGAGACCCGCCAGTTTGGCCGGACTGAGATCTGCGGTATCTTCCGCGTCCCGCCTCATATGGTCGGCGACCTGAGCCGGAGCACCTTTTCCAACATGGAGCAGGAAGCGGCCAACCTCGTGCAGTACTCCCTTGCGCCCCTGGTGCGCCGGGTGGAGTCGGTCATCAACTCCACGATTCTGGCCGGGTCGGATTTCTATCTTGAGTACCTCATTGACTCGCTGGTGCGCGGCGATATCCGCACGCGGATGGAGAGTTACAGCCGTGCGATCCAGAGCGGAATCATGACGCCCGACGAAGCGCGGGGCAAAGAGAACCTCGAGCCTGACCCTTCGGGCGCCGGGGCGAAACTCTACATGATGGCCAACGTGGTGCCTATCGAACTGGCGGGACAAGCGCCGGTGGCACCCGAGCCCGACCCCGCGCTACACGTGGAAGACCATCCAAACATGGACCCGCAAAACGATCAGGGTCAGGAGGTGGACAGTGGAGTTTAAGAGCTTTCGATTCAAGGCCGAGGACGTTACCGAGGACGGTATTTTTACCGGCTATGCGAGCACCTTCAACGAGGTGGACCTGGGCGGTGACATTGTGCTGCCGGGCGCTTTCGACCAGTGGCTTGGCCTGTGGAAGAGCGGGGCTGTGGCAACGCCGCCCGTGCTCGACAACCACGACGCTGGCAAGGTGCTTGGCGTTTACCTCGAGATCGCACCCGACACCAAGGGGCTGTGGGTCAAGGGTGCCCTGAATCAGGAGACGGTGGCCGGTAAAGAGAAACGCGCCCTGATGAAACAGGGGGCCGTGACCGGCATGAGCATCGGGTACAGCATTTACCCTGGCGGCTACAAGTGGGACGCGGAACAGAAGGCGTACCTGCTGAGCGACATCGAGCTATGGGAGATCAGTCTTGCGACGTTTCCCATGAATACCTCGGCGCGGGTGGATGCGGTGAAAAGCAGGTTTGAGCGCGATGGGCAACCGACCATTCGCGATGTTGAACGCGCCTTGCGTGAGCAGGGCTTTGGGAAGCGCGAAGCGAAGGTGATCGCTACGACGGCAGGCGGGACGCTTTGCCTTGGCGATGACACCAGCCGGGACGGCGAACTGAGCAAATCCCTTCAGGATGGAATTAACGAAGCCCTTGATCGGGCGATAACAGGAGCCCTTTGATGAAAGAAATCATCGAAAAGATCGACGAACTGGGCAATACGTGGCACCAGTTCAAAAAGGAAATCGAGACCCGCACGAGCGCCATCGAGACCAAAGGCCATGCCGACCCGGTATTGCTGGAAAAGGTGGACAAGATGGCCACGGCCATCGCCACGCTTGACAGCCAGAAGTCCGCGCTTGATGCGCAGGCCAAGACCGTCGAGGAACTGAAGACCAGGGCCGATGAGCTTGAGGCGCGCCTGAATACCCCGACCTTCGGCGGCGGTGCGGGTGGCCACAAGACGGCGATGCCCAGCGATGTTCGCCAGAATATCGTGGACTACCTTCGCACCGGCAAGGCGGCCCTTCGCGAGACCGTGAACGAGAAGCTGGCCGAGTTCGGCAAGTCGCTCAACCTGAGCGTGGCGGAAGAAGGCGGGATCTTCTACAGCGTGACGCACGACACGGACATCATGCCGCTCGTGCAGGAAGCGTCCCCCATGCGCGGGCTTGCCCGGGTGATCAACATCTCAGGCAGCGAGTACAGCGGTCTGATGCAGACCAGCGAACTTGAAAGCGGCTGGGTGGGTGAACAGGAAGATCGCGAAGACACCGACGCGCCGACCTACGCCGAGACGCGTATCCCGGTGCACGAGCTCTACGCGATGCCCATGGCCACCACGAAGATGCTCGAAGACTCGGAGTATGACATCGAGTCCGACCTGAACCGCCAGTTTGCCGAGGCATTCGCCAAAGCCGAAAACGCCAAGTTCGTTTCCGGCAACGGCGTGAAGTGTCCTCGCGGCCTGCTGACCTACACCACCAGCACCACGCCGACCGGGCGCCAGGTGCTGTACGTGGCCACGGGTGGCTCTGGCGACTGGGCGGGAACGGATCCCCACCTGAAGCTGCTCGGTGCGCCTGAACTGCTGAAAGCGCAGTATCGCGCCAACGGCAAGTGGATGATGAGCCGGGCCCGCAAAGCCGAGGTGATGAAGTTCGTGGATGGGAACAAGCTCCCGATCTGGCAGCCCAGCTTCCAGGCCGGTACGCCTTCCACCATCGGCGGCTTCCCCGTGGTGGACAACGAGGACATGCCCGCGAAGGCGGCCAACTCGCTGTCGGTTGCGTTCGGCGACTTCAACCGCGCCTACAAGATCATCGCCCGTCGTGGCCTGGTCGTGTTGCGCGACCCGCTCACCAAGAAGGGTTGGGTGAAGTTCTACGCGACGATGCGCGTGGGCGGTGACGTGGCGGATACCGACGCTTACCTGGCGTTCAAGTTCGCCTCCAGCTAATCAAACAATTGAATGCGATGGGGGGCATGAGTGCCCCCCATCGATAACCTGAACACCAATCAGGCATGAAGCCTGGGAGAAGATACGATGCGAGACCTGGACTCGAACATTGTCGTGGTGGAGGGGGTAAACCCCATCGTCATGACGGTCGCTGTCGGTGCGAAAAACACGGGCGACCTTGACCTGCAATCCTTCGGCGGCGCGGTCGTCGTCGTACATGTGGGCGCGAAGCACGCAAGCGATACCCTGAACAGCACCAACAAGATCACCGTGCTTGTGGAAGACGCCGACGACGACGGCACCGGTGCGGCTGGCACGTACGCCGCTGTGGACACCATCGACATTGTTGGTGCAACGCCCGCCAGTGGCGTGGTGCTCACCATCGACGACGCGGCCAAAACCGCCATGGTCCACCAGTTCGGGTACGTGGGTGATAAGCGGTTCCTGAAAGTGACCGCGACCCCGGCCGGCACGATTGCGAACGGCGTGCCGATTGCGATTGAACTGGTCAAGGGCTTCCCGGCCTACGTGCCTGCTTCCTGATCTCTTTCCTTCCGCTGGCCTGTCGCCATGTGGGGTTGTGCCGGGCTGGTGGCGGGTTTTCGGACCCGCCACCACCTGGCGCTGAATAGCAACGGAGTTTTTGTACATGAGCACGTATCTGGTCCGACAGACTTTCAAGGGCGCCATCAACGGCATCCACGTTCGCGAGTACATCATGGGCGAGCGTGCGGTTATTGATGATCCTGAGCTTGCCCGTGTCGCACTGGAGAACGGCTATATCGAACCCATTGGGGCCCCTGCGCCGCGCAAGGCACGGACGGCGGCCCCCAACGCCAAGGGCATTGCATGAGCCTGGTGCAGACCATAGCGCCCGCGAGCGAGCCGATAACCCTGACGGAGGCCAAAGCGCACCTGCGCGTGGAGACGGACTTCACCGAGGACGATACGATCATTGGTACCTTCATCAGTGCGGCCCGTGAATCCTGCGAGGCGCGGACAGGCCGCCAGTTGGTGACAGCTACCTACGCCCTGCGCCTGGGCGGTTTCCCTTGTGGCGACAGCATCGAGTTGCCCAAGCCCCCGCTGGTCTCGGTTTCGAGCATCACCTATGTGGACACGGACGGCACCACGCAGACCCTGAGCACGGACGTGTACGAGGTAGACCCCTACACGACGCCGGGCCGGGTGGTGCTGAAGTACGCCCAGGTATGGCCCGCCACGCGGAGCCAGCGCAACGCTGTGACCATCACCTTCGTGGCTGGATACGAACCGACCGAAGAAGACGTGAGCACGGTGCCGACGCTGCTGCGCCAGGGAATGCTCATGCGTATTGCGCACTGGTACGAGAACCGTGAAGAGACCGCGCCTGTAAACCTGCTTTCCGTGCCTTCCGGTGCGGACTACTGCGACCGGCTGTATCGCTTCAGCGGCGCACTCGACATTGACGAAGAGGGCCTGAACGAATGAGGTCTGGCCGACTCAAGCACCGCATTGCCCTGCAATCGCGCGCTACCACGGTAGGCGCGAGCGGGACGCCCACGGGCGGGTGGAGTCAGGTGATCAGTATTCGGGCCAGTGTGGAGGTGATGGAGGCCAAGGAGGGCTACGAGGGCGCGCAGAACACGGCACGCCTGACCCACGAGGTGGTGATTCGCTATCGGTCCACGGTGGAGTCAGGAATGCGCGTCGTTTGGGAAGGCCGCGTGCTGGAGATTCACGGGGTTATTCCCGATGCCAAGCGCACGATGCTGAAATTGCAATGTGAGGAGCGGGCCTGATGCGCGTGAAACTCACCGGAGACGACGAAGTGATGGGGCGGTTGCAGGCTTTGGATAAAGCCGGTACCCGCATCATGCGCCGTGCTATCAAGATGGCGGTGCAGCCGGTGGTGACTGATGCCAAGAACCGGATCCGTCCCTTCTCCCACACGATTGCCGACGCGATCAGCTTCGAGCAGAAGGTGAAGAACAAAGGTCAGTACCACTACGTCCGCATTGGCGCGATCACCGACGAAAGCGCGAAGACGGTTAAAGCGAAATTGAACCCCCTGACCGGGCGCGTCAAAGCACGGTGGCACAATCCTGCGAAGACGGCGCACCTGCTGGAACTTGGCACCAAGCCGCACCGGATTGTCCAGGGCAAGAACCTTGTGATTCAGCACCCGGGCGCACGCCCGCACCCTGGGCTGATTCCGGCGCTCGAAGAAAACGCCGCACTGGTGGAAGCGATATTTACGCGGGAAGCCTGGAAGGGCATCGAGCGCGAACTGAAAAAGCGGGCGCGCCGTGCCGCGAAGATAAGTAAACAGGCCTCGGCACTGCTGGAACAGGGGGCGCCCACATGAGCCTGTTGCGCCCCGAGACCGCATTACGCGCAGTGCTGCTGGACAACGTGGCCGTGGCCGCGATTATCGGCGCACGGCTTACCCGTGGCGCGGCACCGCAGCCCTACACCTTCCCCCTGGGTATTTTCTTCCGGAGTAAGACGACGCCCCATCACCACCTGGGCGGGCCCTCTGGCCTTCGCGAGGTGGAGGTGGAGTTTCAGTGGTACTCCACGAACTTCGACGACGTGAGCGCGGTGGTGGAAGCGGCCGAGGCTGCACTGGACGGCTTCGCTGGCGAGGTGACGGTGGACGATGACGCGGTGACGCTTGACACGGTGTATCTCGTGGACGAGCGGGACGGCGATGTACGAATTGACGACGGCTCAGGAGAGCCCTTGTACTGCATACAACAAACCTTTAAAGCCGCTTATCAGACGGTAGAGGAGTAGA